GTCACCAGCTTTGACCCTGCCGTGACGACCGGGGGGATCCCGGCCTTTGCTATCCTCGACGAGCTGCACTTGATGGCCGAGCGGCATTTTGCGGCGCGGGTGATCGGTCAGATCCGAGGCGGGATGATTACAAACGCGCGTAGTTTGCTGGTGATTATCACGACGCAAAGCGAGATCCCCCCGCAAGGGGTTTTCAAAAGTGAGCTCGAATATGCGCGCAAGGTGCGCGACGGCAAGATTGTCGAAGATGTCCGGATGCTGCCGGTTCTCTATGAGTTTCCGCAAGAAATGCAGGGCGACGAAAAACAGCCTTGGAAAGATCCGGCAACCTGGGGCGCGGTGCTGCCAAATCTCGGCCGGTCGATCACGATCGAGCGCCTGATCCCTGAGTTTCGCAAGGCCGCCGACACCAGCGCCGAGGAGCTGGCACGGTGGGCAAGCCAGCACCTAAACATCGAGATCGGCCTCGGGCACCATACCGGCGGCTGGGTCGGTCAAACCTATTGGCCCAAAGCTGCAGATCCGGAGCTGAGCTTAGAGGCGCTGCTCGAAAGCTCGGAAGTTGCGACGATCGGGATCGACGGCGGCGGCATGGATGATTTGCTCGGCCTCGCGGTTCTCGGCCGGCACCGGCAAACAAAGCGCTGGCAATTATGGGTCGCGGCATGGGCACACGACATCGTGCTCGAGCGGCGCAAAAGCATCGCGGCGCGCCTGCAGGATCTCGAGCGCGACGACGCGCTCACGATTTGCACGCATCCGACGCAGGATGTCGATCAGCTTGTCGAGATCGTGCTGCGGGTTCACAGCGCCGGCATCTTGCCCGAGCGCGGCGGCATCGGCCTCGATCCCGAGGGTGTCGCGGCGATTGTGGATGCGCTGCAGGGTGCGGGCATTCCGCACGATACGCTCGCGAGCGTCACGCAAGGCTACAAGCTCAACGGTGCAATCAAGGGCACCGAGCGCAAATTATTTGACGGATCCTTGCGCCATTGCGGCCAGCCCTTGCTTGGCTGGTGCGTGGGCAATGCCAGGACCGAGGCAAGGGGAAACGCGGTGATTGTCACAAAAGCAGTAAGCGGCGCGGGCAAGATTGATCCGCTGATGGCCGCCTTTAACGCGGTTTATCTTATGAGCCTGAACCCGGCCGCTGCGCGCCGGGATCTGTCGGCATTTCTGTCCAATCCGGTGATGTCCGTATGATCGGCCGCGCGCTCAAAGGAGCCTGGGCCGGCATGCGCATGGCGCTCGCCGAGGGTGAGAGCGGCTGGGAAAATGTTGATCTCGACGCGCTGCGCGCGGGCGGCGGGTTCAAAAGTCACGCCGGGCAACCTGTCACAGCGTCAACGGCGATGTCGATCTCGGCCGCCTGGTCTTGCGTTAAAAGCAATTCGCAGCTCGTCGGATCCTTGCCGCTCGCCTTGTATGAGAAAGACAGCAACGGCAAGCGCGTCAAGATCGAGGATCGTCTCGCCGAGATCCTGACGGTATCGCCAAACTCGGATCAAACGGCATTCGAGTTTTGGGAAAGCCAGGAAGCGCAAAAGCTTTTGCACGGCAACAGCTACGCCGAAAAACTTTTTATTGGCGATCGGCTGGTCGGCTTGCGGCCGCTGCTCGACACAACGCCGGTGCGCAATGCTGACGGCCGGTTCGAGTATCGCTACCGCGACCGGGGCAAGTTGTACACGCTGCCGGCGAGCAAGGTGTTTCACATGCGCGGCTTTGGCGGTGGTGACGGCCTCGGCCTCTCGGCGATCAAACATGGGGTGCATAGCTTTGGATCCGCTTTGGCGGCGGATCAAACAGCCGGCACAATGTTTAAAAATGGCATGGTCGCGAGCGGCGTTTTGAAATCCAACCAGGTGCTTGATGAAAAGCAGCGCGTGCAGCTTCAAAATCTGCTCGATCACTACACGTCGAGCGCCAAGGCCGGAAAGATTATGACGCTCGAGGCGGGGCTCGAATACCAGCCTTTGCAGATCAATCCCGAGGATGCGCAGCTTTTGGAGACGCGCCGCTTTCAAGTCGAGGATGTCTGTCGCTGGTTTGGCACGCCGCCGGTGGTGATCGGTCACGCGGGCCAAGGTCAAACAATGTGGGGCTCGGGCGTCGAAGCGATCATGCTCGCGTGGCTAACGCTGGGGATCAATCCGCAACTGCGCCGCAACGAGGCGCGGATTGCAAAAGACCTGATCCCGCCGGGCAAGCGCGGCCGCTGGTATGTCGAATGGAACCGCGAGGCGATGCTGCAAATGGACAGCAAAGCAAAGGGCGAGTTCCTAAGCAAAATGACCACTACCGGAATTATGAGCCGAGACGAGGGTCGCGACAAATTGAACATGGCGCGCCGTGGTGGTGCTGCCGACGAATTGACGGCGCAAACAGCTCTCGCGCCGATCGACAAACTTTGAAGGATCCGCACCGATGAAAAAACGCAATTTACCAACCGCAAAAGTCTCTGCCCGGTCGGGCGTTTCGTCGGATATTTCGCCCAAAGCTTTACAGCGCTGGTGCCCCGAGGTGCGCGCGGCGCTCGAGGGCGATCAGCCGACGATCTCGGTGCTGGATCCGATCGGCTCGGATATGTGGGGCGATGGCGTGACGGCAAAGCGGATCGGCGCAGCTCTGCGCGCGATCGGCTCGGTGCCTGTGACGGTGAACGTCAACAGCCCCGGCGGTGATTATTTCGAGGGGCTCGCGATCTACAACTTGCTGCGCGAGCATCCCGAGCGGGTAACGGTCAACATTCTGGGCATCGCGGCCTCGGCCGCTTCGGTGATTGCCATGGCGGGCGACGAGGTGCGGATCGCGCGCGCGGGGTTCCTGATGATCCACAATACCTGGATCGGTGCGGCCGGCGATCGGCACGGGCTGCGCGAGGTTGCCGATTGGCTCGAGCCTTTCGATGCGACGGCCGTCGAGATTTACGCGGCGCGCACCGGCATCGCGACAGCGGATCTCGCAGTGATGCTCGATCGCGAAACCTGGATCGGCGGGCAATCCGCGATCGACCAGGGTTTTGCCGACACTCTTTTGCCTGCTGACATGCTCGACACCGCTGATGATGCGGGCACGGCCTCGATGCGGGCCGAGCGTAAATTTGACCTGCTCGCTGCGCGCGCGGGTCTAACAAATTCTGCGCGGCGCGAGCTGTTGCAGGATCTCAAGACCGGCAAGCCTGGCGCTGCCGGAAACGACACGCCGGGCGCTGTCGAAGTTGAGCAGGGGCTTTCGGAGCTGCTGCAATCGTTAAAATCCTTTGGAAAGGAAAACCCATGAAAAAGATGATTATGCCAGCGGTTTCGCTGGCCGCCCTGGCCGCAGCGGCGGCCATGCCTTCGGCTGTTGTCGGCGCGCCCCGCATGGAAGTTGCGGGCGGTGTCGAGGCGCTGCTAAAACAGGTGCAGCAAGAGCTGAACCGCGTCGGCGATGATGTGCGCCGCGTCGGTGAGGATGCACTGAAACAGCAAACCAAGCACGGCGAAGTGTCGGCCGAGGCCAAAGGCACCGCCGACAAGGCGCTGAAACAATATCACGAGCTGAACAACGCGGTTAGCAAACTGACCGGGCAGCTCGAGGCACTGGAAACGCGCAACACGGATCTTGAGCAACACTATGCCGGCCAAGGCCGGGGCGGTGCTGGTGCGGTGTCTGTCGGTCAAGAGATCGCGACAAGCGAGGATCTGAAAAACTATATCGAGCGCGGTGCGCAAGGTGGCCTGACACTGCGCCCGACCAACGCAATCACAACGGTTAGCGGTGCGACCGGCGGTTTGATCGTGCCGGATCAGGATCGCCAAATCGCAGGTATGCCAATGCAACGCCTGGCCGTGCGCAGCCTGTTGTCGCAAGCGACAACCGAGAGCGATCTGGTCAAATATGCGCGCCAAACGGTGCGCACGTCCGGTGCGGCTCCTACGGCCGAGGGCGGCACCATGCCCGAGCTGGTGGTGAAATGGTCTGCAGAAGAGGCGGCCGTGCGCAAGATTACAGCGATTGTGCATGCGTCCGATGAAGCGCTCGCCGATTCCGGCCAGTTGCAAGCATTGATCGACCAAGAGCTGAACTATGATCTCGACCTTGAAGAAGAATCCCAAGTTGTCGCTGGTGACGGCGTGGGTCAAAACCCCCTGGGCATGCTTTCGGTTGCTGCATCTTTTGTCGCCCCTGCTGGCCTGCCCAACGAAACGCGGATCGACCGCCTGCGCCTGGGTCTGCTGCAAATCGCGCTGTCCAACTACGCGGCCGATGGTGTGACGATCAACCCGATTGATTGGGCAGGGATCGAACTCCTGAAAGACACTCAGGGCCGATACATTTTCGGCAATCCAAATGAGCTGTCTACACCGCGCCTTTGGGGGCTGGATGTCGTGCCAACGCTGGCGCATGCGCAAGGCGAGTGGATGGCCGGCGCGTTCCGCATGGCCTCGACAATCTACGATCGCCAGGAAAACGAGATCCTGATCTCGAGCGAGCACGGCACCAACTTTGTCGAAGGCATGAAAACCATTCGCGGCACAAAGCGGATTGCCCTGGCGCATAAGCGCCCCGGTGCATTGGTCACTGGCAACTTTACGTTCATCTAATCGGCTGGCCGCTTTGCGGCGGTAGATAAGCCAGGCTGCGGCAATGCGTGCCGCAGCCGATCGCAAATTTTCCTTTAGGGGGTTCCCATGCTTTTGAAAATGAAGCGCACACAAAAGACCATGATCGGCCGGCTGCTGATGGGTGAAACCTACGGTTTTGACCAATCAAACCCAAAACAGAAAGAGGTTGCGGCGAGCTTGCTCAAGCGCAGCATGGCCGAGGAAGTGGACGCCAAACAGCACGCCAAGGATCTCGCCAAGGTGAAAAGCCTTGTGTCTCCGGATCAGGCCGCCGCTGACAAAGCTGCCGCTGACAAAGCCGCAGCCGACAAGGAAGCCGCTGACAAGGCCGCAGCCGATAAAGCAGCCGCTGACAAAGCCGCAGCCGACAAGGAAGCCGCTGACAAAGCCGCAGCCGACAAGGAAGCCGCTGACAAGGCCGCAGCCGATAAGGCAGCCGCTGACAAGGCCGCAGCCGATAAGGCAGCCGCGAAGTGAGCCAGCTCACGATCGTAGATATCAAACGCCATTGCTCGGCGTTTGATTTTGACGACGACGACGCGCTGCTCGAGGATCTGCACAAGCAGGCCGAGGAATTTGTGCAAAAGTATCTGCGCCGCGAGCTCGACATCGAGCTGCCTGGCGAATGGCCCTTGGGCTGCACCGGCGCGGTCAAGATGCTGGTGGCGCATTGGTACGATCACCGCTCTGCCGTCTCGGAGGTTTCTAATTTCGAGGTGCCCTTTGGTGTGCGGGATCTGCTTGCGCCGTACCGGGATTTGAGCGGATGAAAGCGCCGCGCGCGGGCGAGCTGAAATGGGTTGCGCAATTTCGGCGCGCGAGCCTGGTCGATGATGGCTTTTCAGATGTCGAGCATTTTGCCGATCACGGCACGACAAAGCGGGTCAAAAAGCTTGAGGTCAGCGACGGCGAGCGCTGGCGTGCCGCGCAAGTCAGCGCGACGATCACGGCGCGGTTTCAGATCCGCAGCACGGCATTCGCGCGCGACCTTACGCCGGCCGATCGCTTGATTGTCGAGGGCGTCGAGTATGGCATTAACGGGATCCGCGAAATGGATGCCGGCCGCCAACGGTGGCTTGAGATCTCGGCAACTGCAGAGATCAAAGCCGCGTCATGAGCATGACGGTTAAGCTCTCCGGATTTGCGGAGCTCGAGAAGAAACTCGACCAGCTCACGAAAGCCGCCGGCAAGGGCGTTTTGCGCCGTGCTCTGAAAAAAGCCGCGATGCCGATCGCCGATGCCGCCAATGATTTCGCGCCGGTTGGATCGACCGGCGGCTATTCGCAATCCTTTAGCTACTCGACCAAGCTCACAAAGCGGCAACGCGGTTTGCATCGCAAGATGGTGCGCGACGACAAGGCCGCCGTCGAGGGGTTCGTCGGCACGTCAGATCCCGCCGGTGTCCAGCAAGAATTTGGCAATATCAATCACGGGCCGCAGCCCGCGTTGCGCCCCGCATGGGATGGCGGCCGCGAGAAACTGCTCGAGGATCTCGGGCGCGAGCTCTGGACCGAATTCGAGAAATCAGCGGCTCGAGCTGCGCGCAAAGCGGCAAAAGGGTAACCGATGGAAGAACAGATTAGGGCGCTACTGCGCAGCGATGTCGCTGTCGCAAGCCATGTTGCGCAGCGGGTCAATTTTGGCGCGCATCCCCAAGGCCAGCCTTTGCCGGCGATCGTGCTGAACACGATCAGCGACCTAGAAGGTGTCACGCTCTCAGGCCCTAACGGGCTGAGCGACGGCCGGATCCAGGTCGATTGCTATGCGCTGCAATATGGTGCCGCCAAACTACTTTCTCGCGCCGTCAAGAAAGCCTTGAACGGATACAGCGGCGACGGGATTCAAGGTGTCTTTCATGCGGGATCGCGTGACAGCCGCGAGGGCGGAACGAATGAGGCCGATCGGCCTTATCGCGTCTCGCTCGATTTCACTCTCACTTACTCAACCTAGGAGGCTCTACACATGAGCAAACAAATTATCGCGTATGGGGCACTAGTTGAGCGCTCCATTGATGGCGGGACAAATTTCCTGCCGATCCCCGAATGTGATGGCATTGCGATCCCGATGGTCGAAACCGACTTTCAGGATGTCACCAGCCTCGATAGCCCGAACGGGTTTCGCGAATACATCAAGGGCTTGAAAGATGCCGGCGTGATCAGCCTGCCTTGCGGCTATACCTCGGCGGGTTACGAGCAACAGCTCGCGGATCAAGCGCTCGATGTGCCGGTGAAGTATCGCACCACGTTGAAGGCAGCACCCGGCCAAAGCTCGGGCGATGTGTTCGAGTTCAGCGGCTTTCCGACGCCTCAAGTCGAAGGCGGCGACATCGGTGCGCCCGTTAAAATGAGCGTGTCGATCCGGACAACCGGCGATGTGTCCTGGGTGAAAGGGGCGGCCACAGTATGACCTCTAAGCGCGGCACAGTAAGCTTTAAAGCGGGGGGCGTGTCTTACCAGGCACGCCTTACCACAAACGCAATGATCCGGTTTCAGGACGCAACCGGGCAAAGCGTGATCGACGCCTTTGGGGCTATGGATGGCAAGAGCGCCGACATCAAAGGTATTCGCAACATTCTTTGGGCCAGCCTGGAAGGCGATCACACGCAAGAAAGCGTTGGAGATCTGATGGACGAAATCGGCTTTACTGAAGCCGGCCGGATCATCGGCGAGATCGGCCGTGCGGCTTTCCCGTCCAATGAGCCCGAGGATGGGGCGGCGGATCAGGGAAACGGCAAAGCGGGCAAGAAAGCCCGCTAGACCAGGATCCGATCGACAGCCTGCTTTCGGATTGGCTGGCGCAGGGTCAAGATTATCTCACGTTCTACGATCTAACACCGCGCGAGATTGTTTTGATCTTGCGCGGTGGTGTTGAAAAGGCGCGCGCCGAGAATGACATCGCGCGGCAACGCAACTATGAGCTCGCGACCCTGGTCGCTTTTGCGTTTCATGAACCGGACAATATCCCAAAATTTGGCGGATCCGCGCAGGATGAAAAACAGGTGTCCGATGAAGTCGCGCAAGCTCAAGTGCGCGGGTTCTTTATGGCGCTGGCGAACAAATCAGCCGGCTAGATCTCTCGCAAGTTGACCAGGCGAAGATCTTGGCCGTCTGCTTTCAAGCTGCAATCCCATTTTGAAACAATGCGCGCGCCGAAACTGTTAGATGCGCGAAATTCGGGTGCAACGCTGATGTCGCTCCCATTGATTGAGGCGGGCCAAGTTGCATACCAGGTGCCGCTTTTCATGCCCCAATCTGCGCTATCCGGATCTTTAAGGCGGCGCGCGATTTCATCACGGCATATCAGCCGGGCTTTCGATCGCAATTTGTCTGCATCCGAGATCTCGGGTTCAGTTTCGGTGCCTCGCATAATCCAGATGAAAAACGCCGCAAAGGCGACGACGCCGACAAACAGGCCGATCGCGGCCGTTTTCAAAACCAGTTTCAAAGCTCGCAACTAAATATCCTTTTTCAAAGGGGGTGATGCAGATGGCACAATCAGTTATTGGCGCGCTGCGTGTCAACCTAGGGCTCGACAGCGCGAAGTTTAGCCGCGGATTGACGGAAGCCCAAAAAAGCATGCAAGCCGCGCGCAAGCAGTTTGCGGCCGTGGCCGGCGTTGCAGCCGCGATGGGTGCTGCGATCTCTGCAGCGGCGCTTGCCGGTGCGCGTGACATCGACCGTGCTGCGAAATCTGCGCGCCGGCTCGATAGCACGGTCGGAGCATTTCGGGCGCTCGAGCTGGCGGCCGGCGAGGCCGGGGTAAGCCTTTCTGGCCTGGCGAATGATGTCCAGACAATGAACCGCGAGCTTGCCAATGTGGGCAAGACGGGCAACGCCAAGCGCGCACTCGATGCCCTGGGGCTGTCGGCCGGTGAGCTGCAAGGGCTCGATGCCGACGAAAAGCTTGCCACGATCGCGGATCAGGTTAAAAAACTCGGCCTCGACGCCGGTCAAACGACAGCGGTCATGCGCGATCTGGGGATCCGCAATCGCGAAATGGCATTGCTGGTGTTGAACGGCGGCGATGCGATCCGCGCCGCGCGCGGGGATATCAAGGAATACGGCCTCGAGCTGAGCAGCATTCAATCGGCCGGCATTGAGCGGGCCAATGATCAGATCGGCCGCTTGGGTCTGATCACCCAATACGCGGGGCAACAGCTCGCGCTGTCGCTGGTCCCTGCAATGGGGCGGCTTGCCGAGGCGCTCACAAACAGCTTGCGCGAGGGGGGCGCGCTGCGCGCTGTGATCGACGGTCTGATCGGGAACCTCGATCGGCTTGCGACCTATGTCGCGGTTGCGGTCGCGGGTTTTGGGGTCAAATACGTGGGCGCGATGGCAATGGCGGCGCTGTCGACGGCGAGCTTGTCTAAAGCGCTGATGTTTTTGCGCGGTGCCTTGATCCGGACGGGGGTCGGCGCGCTGGTGGTCGGTGCCGGCGAGCTGGTCTATCAATTCGCGCGCCTGGTGAAAGCCTCGGGCGGCTGGGGCAATGCGCTGTCGGCGCTTGGCGATCTCGCGGCTGGCGTTTGGGATGGCATCCGGACAAGCGCGAGCGCAATCCCGCCGGCTTTGGGCGCGATTTGGCAAATGGTTGCCTCTGATTTTTACGACATGATGTCGGTGCTGCATGAAGCCTGGTCTCGGTGGCTTGGCGGCTTGGGCGCGGATCTGTCGGACATGCCTGGCATGGGCAAATTTGCAGATCAGATCCTCAAAGTTTCGGGGAAGGCTGCGGCCGGGATGTCCGAGTTTGACGCCAAAGCTCAGGCTGCCGCAAACAGCGCGGCAAGCTTGAAGGCCGAAGCATCGGCGCTGGCGGCCGAAGGGTTCGAGAAAGCCAAGGACGCTGCGGCAAAGCTTGCCGCAATCGTATCCAAGACGGCCGACGAAACGGACGGCGGGGCGGAATCCACCAAAAACCTAAACAACGAGCTCGAGGATCTCGGGGGTTCCACGGGTTCCGGCGGATCTGCTGGCAAGGCCGCCAAGGCGCTCGATAAGGTCAAAACAGAGGCCGAGGCGTATCAAGATGCTTTGAAAGAGGCAGCGAATACATCCGAGGATATAGGCACCGAAAAGGCGCGGATCCTGGTCGGCGGGATCGACAGCATTGCAAACGCCTTTGGTGATTTCATTGGCGGCGGCTTGAAGGGGTTCAAAGGCTTTACAAAGTCGATCCTCGACGGGTTCAAGGGCATGATCAGCCAAATGATCGCGCTGGCCGCGAAAAATCGGATCATGTTCAGCCTGGGCATCGCGCCGGCAGGGGTGGGCGGTGCTGCGGCCGCAGGCGTGCCAGGCGTTGCCGGTATGCCTAGCGCGGGCGGGATCCTTGGCAGCCTTGGCAGTCTCGGGGGCGGTGCCGGTGGCGGCGGGCTGCTTGGCGGGATTACAAGCGGCATCGGCGCTTTGACCAGTGGCCTCGGCGCAGGTTTCAACATGGCGCTCGGCGGGTTTGCCTCGGGCGGTATTGGCGGCCTTGGCGGCGTGATCTCGACGCAGCTCGGCGCGGCTACCGCGTCCGTTGGGGCTTTGGGTGCCGCGATCGGCGCGATCGCTTTGCCGGTCGCAGCGGTGGCGGCCGTGTTCAGTTTCTTTAAGAAGAAAACAAAGGAGCTCGACGCGGGCTTGCGCGTAACGATCGACGGGCTTGATGGCCTGGTCGAGACGTTCAAGGTAATCGAAACCAAAAAGTTTTGGGGGCTGAGCAAAAAGGTTCGCACGTCCTATCAGGCGGCCGCTGATGAAACCGCAAAGCCGTTGCTGTCGGCGATCGACAGCATTGCGCAAAGCGTGATCGGCCTCGGCGATGTCTTTGGCTTTGCCGGCTCTAACATCGACAACGCAAGTTTTCAGTTCAAGATCTCGACCAAGGGCAAAAGCGACGAGGAAATCCAAGAGGCGATTGCCGAGGAAATGGATCGGCTCGGCGATGTCTTTGCGGATTCGATCGTCGGCACGTTTGATGAAGTCGTTACAAAAATCACCGACAACGGCAATTTGACCGGCCTCGCGGCGCTGTTCTCTAAATCCGGCGGGGTGGTCACGGAAACGATCAGCCATGTAAACGAGGAATTCGAGGCGCTCAAAAAAGAGGGCGAGGGATCTTTCGAGGCGCTAAGCCGGCTTGTCAGCTCTTTGACCTCGGTCAATGCCGTCATGGATACCCTGGGGGGCACGCTTTACGAGGTAAGCCTCGCCGGCGCAGATATGGCGAGCGGCCTTGTCGATATGTTTGGCGGGCTCGATGCAATCCAATCGGCTACCTCGGCCTATTATCAGGCGTTCTACACCGAGCAAGAGCGCCTCGATACGCTGACGCGCCAGCTTACCGGCACGCTGTCGGATCTCGGCCAGGTAATGCCCGAAACCCGCGCGCAGTTCCGCGCGCTGGTCGAGGCGCAAGATCTCACGACCGAGGCGGGCCAGGCTATGTTTGCGGCGCTGGTCGGGCTGGCTGGTCAAATCGACAGCATTCTGCCAGCTTTTGACAGCCTGTCTGACAAGCTCGGCGATCTGGTCGCGAATGCGATCGACGGCGCGCTTGCGCCGATCGACGCGCAGATCGAGGCATCGAGCGCGGCCGCAAATCAGGCGCGCCAATCCGCAACCGCATTTTTCCAGTTGGCGGAAAGCCTGCGATCGACGGCGAGCAGCATCGGGGGCGTTCAAGCTGCATCGGATCTCGCGGGGGCAAGCCAGCGGTTTGCATCGCTGTTTGCGCAAGCGATCGGCGGGGATCTCGATGCTCTCGGAGATCTCGGCGGCGCGGGCTCTGCCCTAGCATCTGACAGCGCGGGCTTTGCTCAAACAGCAACCGAGCTGCGCCGCATCGAGGCGAGTATTGCAAGCCAGCTCGGCCAGGCTGCGGCAGTATCCGAGGCGCTTGGCCTGGGCGCTGATTATCAAGCGATGTTGTTTGACGTTCAAACGGCCGCGCTCGAAGAAACGCGCGCGCTGTTGACGCAAGGCGACATCACGCAAGAGATCCTGCTCGAGCAGGCGGCCTTGCTTGAAAACATCGGCCGCCAAATCGTCGACAGCACCGATTTGCAAGTTGCCGTCAATCGAGACGCCTCGGGCAAGGCACTGGCGGCGCTGGTCGATAACGCCGGCTCTATCATCGGATCTCTGTCGGCCGAGGGCGCGAAAGGTATCGCTGCGCTGCAGGGCCAAACCGCAAACGTCAACGCGGCAACAGCGGCCGCTGCTCTAGGGCTGTCGGCGAGCATTGTCGCAAGCCTGGACGGCAACAGCGACGGGATCATTTCGGCGCAAGAAATGCAGGCCGCCTCGATCGTCAGCGCCTATCAAAGCACGGTGATTTCGCTCGCATCCGCGATCGACCGCAACGGTGCAATGACGACCGAGCAGATCCGCGCCTCGCTTGCCGGCAAAGCATCTGATGCCGCGATCTCGGCTGTGATCTCTGCCGTCGATCGGAACAAGGACGGGGTAGTTTCTGCCGAGGAAATCGCGGCCGCGCGCATGTTGTCGGGGATTAGTCAGGGCACGCTCGAGCAAGTGCGCGCCATGGCCGGGCAAAACGGTGTTTTCGCAAATGCGATCACCGGCCAAACGGCCAGCGTCACGGGAAGTCAAAATCTGACCAACGCCGAGCTCGGCAAGGTGCAGGATCTCCAAGGCGAGACGGTAAGCATTACCGAGCTGGTCGAGCGCGCCGTTGCCGGCAATGAAAATCTGACATCGGCCTTGCTTAACCGTATGGCGGCGGGGATCTCTGTCGCGGGCGTGCCGTCGATGGTGTCGGGGCTAAATTCGATCGGATCCTTGATCGGCCGGATCGTCTCGGTGCAAGAGGCATCGCTCGCGGCGGCCGAGGCCGAGGCCGCGCGCCAGGCGGCGCTGACCAACGCGCAGCGCGAGCTCGAGGCGACGGCGCTCTCGCAGGGATCCGCGATCGAGCAGGTGTCGGCTGCGTCGGCTGAGATCTTTTCGCTGGCCTCGCGCTTTGGCGTCTATCTGAACGCGCAATCGGGCGCAACGCAGATGGCGCAAACGGCAAAGTTTGGCGTTAATGATCAGGGCCTTTTCGATGCCCAATATAATCAGATCAGCTATTCGGGCAGCTCGAGCAAGGCGACTAACTTCAAGAGTGAATTCTACGGTGACGGCGGGCTTTATGGTCAAACCTATGGCCGCGCCGCCGAGCTCAAGAGCCTGGCCGAACAACTGCAGGCGCAGCGCCAGGCGGTAATTGATCTTGGCGGGATCCCGCAATTTGCGCGCGGCGGCCGGCACTATGGCGGCCTGCGGATCGTCGGCGAAAACGGCCCCGAGCTGGAATATACCGGGGCCAGCCAGATCTACAACGCGCGGCAAACGCGGGACATGCTGTCCGGAGCTGCGGGCGATCCAGCGCAAGCCGAGGATCTGCGCCGGCTGCTGCTCGAGGTGGTCAAAAATACCAAGCGCACCAGCGATATTGCACGCAAGCATGATGTCGATGGCATGCCGCCGGTGAGGGTTTAATTTATGAAAATTATCACGCCGATCGAGATCTCAGAGAGCAATTTGTTTTCGAGCAACATCCCCGAAACCGACGCGCCGCTTTGGGATGTTGGGACGGACTACGCCGAGAAAGCGAAAGTGATCTTTGCGCATGCCGTCTATGAAAGCCTCCAGGCCGGCAATCTCGGAAACCAGCCTGACCAGGATAGCGCGCGCTGGCTGCGCCTGGGGGCGACAAACCGATATAAGGCATTCGACAAGCGGATCAGTGATCGCGCTGCCCTGGCGGATCAGGTTACCTATACGATCGCGCACGGCGGCGCTTTTGTGAGCGGGGTGGCTGTCTTTGGCATCGCCGGGGGCACGCTTGAGATCGAGGTGACGGATCCGATCGAAGGGGTGGTTTTCTCGAAAACCTACAGCCTGTTTGACGATACCGGCGTTGTCGATTGGTACACCTATTTTTTCTCGCCCGTTGGGGTTCAGCGCGAGGAAGTGATCGAGATCGAGATCCCGCCCTATTTGAATGCCTCAACGCGGATCACTGTCACTAACACCGGCGGGATCGCGCAGGTTGGGCAGATCGCGATCGGGCGGGTGCTGGATCTCGGCGTGACTGCTTACGGCACCAATATCTCGATCGAGGATTACAGCCGCAAAGAGCGCGATGCCTTTGGTAATGCGATCATTGTCGAGCGCGCCTTTGCGCAGCTCATAGACTACTCACTCAAAGTTACCACCCAAACCGCGCGCCGGCTGCAAAGCACCTTGGCCGAATATCGCACGATCCCTGTCGTGTGGATTGGCTCGACGACTGAGGAGCTCGGCACGCTGGTTTATGGATATTACCGCAGGTTCGACATCGTGCTCGCATCGCCGACCGTTTCGGATGCCTCAATCGAAGTAGAAGGACTAATCTAAATGGCTACTGCACCAAAAATTAGCAATTTGCCGGTCGCCCCAAACCGTCAACAGCCGGCCAATTTTGCGGCCAAAGGTGACGCGCTTTTGTCCTCGCTGCAGGGCTTTGCAACAGAGGCAAACGCTTTGGGGGATTATGTCGAGGATGCTGCCGGGCAGGTTGCGATCGACAAGGCTGCCGTCGATGCGAATGTGCCGCTGTTGACTGATGCAAAGGCGGCCGCGCCGCTTGCGCTAAGTTATCGTGACACTGCAAAGGGGTATAGGGACGCTGCGGCGGCATCCGAGGTAAAGGCGCTGCAGTATAAAAACGACCTGGCAAGCGCGGTGGTTTACCAAAACCTCGCGTCTATCGCGCTGTCCAAGAACATCACAATGGTTGACGGTTGCATCGACACGTCGCCAAACCCGTCGCTTGCGGTTCAGCGCCGCACAAGCTGGTTTGCGGAACTTGGGCCGATGCCTGTTCGCAAAGTAACAATCGCGGAAGCATACAAGGTTACCATTTTCAACGGCGACGACCCTTCACTCCCCGAGTGGGTTTCTTTCAGCGTCGGTTCATCAACCATTAAGCGAATGATCGGGCAGGTAAACGGGGAACCCGTCACCTGTGTAGATTTTGAGCATGGGGTCTTGGCTGTCGGAACAGCAGAAACAATCTCTTTTGCTTCGGGAGCCTACTACATTGATTTTGCCCGCGACGCACGAACGCTCTACAAAATGGGCGGATATGCCGGTCCCTACCTGCGGGAGAATATTGCGGAACGGAACACTGCGGGCTACGGTCCCGACAATGGACGCGGCGTTGACCTGTCAGGATCAACGCTCCTGAACGGACATATACTCGACATACTACTCACTGTCCCTAAAGGTGCTCCCGTGGATGCACATTCAGGATTGCCTAAACCCGTGCTCTGTATCGGTAATGCCGAAGGTACAGATGTGGTTCGGTATGACGGCTCCATAGCGCATTTTAATCACACCAGCTTTTTCGGACTCAGGGCTAATCATATGCGTGTAGATGGCGAAGACCTTCACGTCCTCACAGGAGGGTCATCGTCGCAGTACGCCGAGCGGGTCATACCCCATTTTGCAACTTCGGAAAGCGTTGGGATAACTGGACCCGCATGGCCCAAACAAAATGCAAGATTTACCCACGCTGCAATAATTGACGGTGAGGGAACCCACCATTACGGGGCAGCTAGAAACCAAGCAGGCGCTGATGATAGACTGCGTAGCGTCCACTACAACAAACAAGACCTAGAGAAGTCGATGCAGGTTGATCGAACTTCGAAATTTAACACCGGATGGATGGTCGGGGACATTAGGGTTGCGTGGCTTTCGTCTAAGGAAGTTGGTGTCCTTGTTGGGTCAGATTTCATCACTAACGGGAAGTTTGATGGTAACTTGAACGACTGGGATATTCCATCTGACGGCTGGTCATACAGTGGCGGTCGGGCTTACCACGCACCATCATCTACTTATCGAGAGCTTGGGCAAACACTCGATATTAGCGACCCCTGTATCATAGAGGCTGACTTAGAGGTCATTTCGGGGAATTTACAATTTTTCTACACTATTTCTGGGGGCACTGGGAAAACACAGACTTTCGCAGTAGGTACACACAGACTTATCATGCACGCTCCTAATGGTGTAACTCGCCTAGCTTTTGCTAGAAACACTGCATCTTCCGGTGAATTCTATGTGGATAATGTATCCGTTCGCCGCGCTGACCATGACCGCAGCGTGAATAACAAAGGTCTAGCTATCCACGGCTCCCCAACGCGCACACCCGTGGTCACAGGTGCGGAGTTGGTCGGTTGCGGCGGGTTCAGCGCCAGCGACTACCTCGAACAGCCATATAACGCCGACCTTGATTTCGGAACGGGTGATTTCTGTGTGATGGGTTGGGTGAACCCGTCCGGTTTGAATACCCGTTACATATTAGATCGCAGAACGGTTGGGGCGGCTTCTTCTGGATTTCAATTATTTCTTACGACGGGAAACTTTCTTAAGTTTGAAACTTCTGAAAATACAGCCGGTTCGAGTATTGTCAGCCCAGTTGCCTTACCGTCAAGCGATTGGTCTTTTATCGCCGCACGGATATCGGACAATGGGACAATCGCGTCTCTATACATAAACGGCGTTATTGCCATATCCTCAGTAATTACCGCAAGAAACGTTAATAATAGTGTTGCTAAACTTATTCTTGGTATTCGTAGCGACTTAGCAGGCCCGTGGGTTGGCTCTCTCGCCCTTCTTCGTATTGGTGCGTCAGCCCCTAACCCCGAACAAATCGCCAAGATCTACCGCGACGAACGCCCTATGTTCCAACCGAACAGCAAGGTTACGCTTCACGGCACTTCCGACGCGGTGACAGCGCTGGCCCACGACGAAACCACGGGGTTGATCCATGCGGGCACTTCGGCTGGACGGTCTGACTTCTCTGGCCTTGTTCGCGTCGACCAAACCGATACCCCAATCACCACAAAGATCGTCGCGCATGACGGCATGATTTTGGAGCAATAATATGGTCGCACGCATAACGCAGCCCGCAATCAATTTGCGCGAGATCCTTACGAAACTTGCGCAGCCGCCAAAGCCATTCCTGGCACCGCGCAAACAATATCCCGCCGATGGGGTGCAGACAGATTTCAAGCTGCCTTTCGGGTTCAAGGCATATGCTGTCGATTCTGCGGGACTGATCCGCGTCGAGGGTGAGCTCGAGGAATTTACCCAAAAATTTGACGGCTTCAACTGGATCGTTTCGTTTGCACAAGCGCCGGCCAATGGCGCGATCGTCGGCGTCTGGCCGGTGGGGGTTTGATCATGGGAATTCTCGAGGATCTCAAGCTCGACAAAGGGCAAGCGCCGATGAATGCGGGGCAGTTTCAACGCCGGGTGCTGGCCTATAATGAAAACATCTGGCCGCAGGCTTTGCGCGAGCAATACACCGACGCATTCGAGCTCTGGAAAGATGAAATGCGCCCGATCTTGGCCGAGGCTGAGGCAAACTATGCTTTCAATCACAAGCTCGCGGCCTACCAGGCGGCACGCGCGCGCCTGGCGCGGTATCGCCTTGCCGATGGCCGTCCAGAAATCACCGACATGATCGACACGGGCAAGATCAATCCCGATGGCTCGCCTTATCTCGAAAGTGTTATTCTGCAGCCCGCGATCGAGCCGCTGCCGGCAACGATCGAGCGGATCAATGAAGTGGGGCAAACTGTTGTTTCGCCCAATCCTGCGATCGTGCAAGACGATGCCGAGCGCGCAGCGGCGCAGGCTGTGATCGACGCCACGCCGGCCGATGTGGTGGAATTTAACGAGGGCTTGTAATGAGTGCTTATACGGCCGCCTCGGATTGGTATGCCCATGATGTCGGGATCCTGCACCGCGTCACCAAGCCGCTTGCCTGGTGGGTCGGTAGCCCGATCACCGGCGCGCTCTATGTCGTGCCGGTCGGGGCTCAATTCGATGTCTCGGTGCCTCGGGGGCTACGCTGGATCTGCGATCCGATGGATCCGCGGTACTTCAAAGCGGCGGCGTTGCATGATCACTTTCTGTCGATCGGCTGGGATCGTTTCACGGCCGGCGCGCAGTTTCACCAGGCGTTGAAAGCTGACGGCGTTCCAAAGCTGCGGCGGGCTCTTATGGCCCTGGCCGTGCTG